TTTCGCAGCCTATAACGCCTATTAATCCGGATGGGGCATATTTCTACTTCTATAAGTTTCCCCAACAGGAATCAACGGAGACATACATTAAATGGGCTGTAATCACCGAGGGTAGTGTGGGTGTAGCTAATTGGATACCGTCTGCAACTGAAAGAAAATTGAATATCGGAGGCGAAAACCTGATGTTACAATCCCAACAGGCGTTGGATGGATCAGGCGCACAATATGCGTTTCAGTTATCAAAAGCGTGGACGGATTTAAAAGGCAAAACCTTAACAATTTCGTTCGACTATGCGTATAGCAATTTAAAGATGGGATCATCACAAAGGTTCGGGCTTGAAAAAGCTATTTATAAATCGGGCACATCCCAATATTACTATATCGGCGCATTTAAGTATGTAGATTCTACCAGCCCCACGGCTGACAAAGGTAGGTACGTTCACACTATCAAAGTCCCCGAAGATATAGAGGACTCTTTGGATACTGATATTATTGCATATATACAGCTAGGCGCTGGATCAGTTTGCCGGATCAATAACTTTCAAATAGAAATAGGAGACACGGCGACCGGATGGAAGCCTGCCCCTAAAGATTCTTTCACTGAGTCAAAAAAGTACACCGACACACAAATACTTGCCGTTGACGGGAAAATTGAATTGTCTGTTAAGACTAAAGTTGAAAGTTTGGGTATTGGGGCAAACAATTTGTATAGTTACACAAGTTCAACGCTTAATACTTTATATCCATCTCCTACTATTGAAAGGCAAATGTCTCTGCATGGCTTCTATTTGGTTGGTTCACAAGGTAATGGAGGAGCTATGCGGATACCTAATATTATCCCGCCTATCCCCGGTAAGTATACCGTTTCCGGATGGATTAAAGGTAGTCAAAATACCCCAGTTGGTTTTACTATTGATGTGTGTGATTCTGAAAACGTAATTGTTAAATCAACAGCAGATAACCAATGGAGTTATTTCAAGCATACATTTAACGTAACGAAAAACACAGAGGAACAAAAGGATGTATATAATTTTGTTGATATAGAAAGAATTGATTGGGCTTATATATGGGTAAAAGACTTTAAAGTAGAAGCGGGTGAAATTGCAACCGCATGGAGTCCTAATTTTCAGGATGCAGTTTATAAAGGTGCTGAATATACTAATAGTCAAATTAGTGTAGTCGAAGGTAAGATAACATCCACCGTTGAAAAGATAAATACTGTTGATGGACGTGTTACCGGACTTGCGTCACGTGTAGAGCAAACGGAAAAGAGTATTACTTCCGTTGTTGGACGTGTAGACGTGCTGGATAAAACAGCCGTTAGGGTTGCTACGAAGGTTATTGATTTGGTTGGTTGGGATAACAATAAATTCTATCCTTTAGTTATCAACATAGGACAAAACCACAAAAGAAAGATTGAAATAGACCGTCCGTTAGATGGTGCACTTGGAAAGCCTTCATACAGTACTCACGATGGCGGTTTTTCTATGAACTTAACGTTTGAAATGTCCGGTAGCGGTTGGGGGAGCTCTGTTAAGACAACAAATATCTTTGACTATTATAAGGCATGGACTTCTACGGGTGCAAAGATAGTTGTTGATTTGGGACAAATAACCGAATCGTCACAATGTGTAATGGGCATCAGAGGTGGCTCTAAGTACTACGTATATTTGCATGACGAGGGTAATGCAGATAATATACATTACTACCAAACTGATTATACCGCACCATACGGGCAAAAGTTCCCCGTTCGCACCGATGGAACTGAACCCGTCCGCACATACGGATACTATACCGAAATAAAGCAGACGCAGGAAAGCATAGCTTTAACTGCAAACAAAGTGGACGATCAAGGTAGGCGATTAAGTGCGGCTGAGTTAACTCTAAGTTCAGACCACGCAAAATTAAGCGTAGTAGAACAAGCGGCAAATTCCGCCAATTCCTTAGCAGGCACAGCCAATAACAAAGCCGAAGCCGCAGACGGTCGTGTCACCGCCACCCAAAACGGCTTAGTCGAAACCGGAATCAACATCACGTCCCGAAAAATCATTCTGAAAGCCGATAACCTGCTATTCCAAAATAACACAGGTCAACAGACAGCCGCCATCAATGCAAGCGGCAAACTGTCTGCCAATGTGATTGAAGCGGCGGAAGTGGTGGCACAGGCATTTTCAGCACAGAGGATCACAACCGGAAACCTTACGGTAACTGATGGTGCAAAGATCGGTGCCTGGAATATATCGGGAGGCTCTCTTGTTTCGGCAAGCAATTCGCAGGCTAAGATCCTGTTAAACATGTCCGGTAATAAATTCCTTCGTATTAACGAAGAGGGGGACAGCCCTACAACTTCACGCACAGCATTGATGTCCATACGAAACGACAATTACAGTGGTCTAAGTATTGAATCATACGGAAGTTCCGGTTTTGCTCTAAGATGTTTGGCTAACGCAGGCACTGCAAATTCGATAGAATCGTATGGAAGCCATATTTTCGCCCAAAGGGGCGGTGAAAAGTGGAACGCTCCCGGAATGCTGTGTACCGGATATGTATATCAAGCGGGTACAGTCACTAATGAATGGGGCAACGGGTGCACCTTAACCAGTGCACAGAAAATATCTACTGGAAAATACAGGATATACCACAACTTACGTCATCCGCAGTACGCTGTCTTAGTACAGGGATTGGGCGGTTATGGTTGGGTATTCGGTCAGGTAGAGACGCAAAACAACTCTTATTTTGAGGTTTTAATGCTTGACGCAAACAAGGGTCCCCGTGATTGTCCATTCCGTGTGTTTGTTGTAGGGCGCAACGTTTGGTAAACAGCATTGTCAGCGCAGATTACAATGATAAATTCAAAATAAATAAAATATGAAAATCAATTTTAGAAGAATTAAAGTAAAAACAGCTATTGACGGAGAAGTTGAAGAGTTCGACGTGGCTAAAACAGTAGGAAACGCTATTTACTGTAATACACCCGATTTGGGTGAATTGGAGTTTGCCCAACGGATATACAAAGAGGGTGAAGTTGAAGTTGACGAACAAGGTGCAAATATCATTCGAAATTACGTTGATCCGGCTCCGATACTCGCAGTGGTGAAGACCGCTATTTATAATGAATTAGATAAAGTAATTATTAACTCCCAAAATCAATAAATTATGTTTCAAGAAGAATCAAGAACAGTTCAAGTAAACGGTAAAGCCGTTTCAGGAGATTATCAGTACAATGTAAACTACAGTGTCAATAACGATAATCTCAGTCGTCTTCATTGTGAAATCATTAAAACGGTCACGGAAGAGATTGACACCCCTACAGGTAAGCAGCCCGTAACCTCCGGGCGGTATATCGGGTATTTGCTGTTAGAATCAGGCAGTAAACAAATGTCCCTTCCGGAGTCGGAGAATGTTGCAGCGCACTTTGAAGTATTTGACCAGATCACCAAAGAGGTAAAAGCCACTTTAGAGCCCAAACCGGCATCTAAATCCAAGTAACAAGAATCCGCCCTGTCTTCACAGATGGGGCGGAAAGATGCGGTATGGATGAGGAACGAAAGTTTATACATACCGCATGAAGTGCGTAATTTAATATTAACGCGGCAAATATACGATTAAAGTTTATATATCCAAGAATATGAAAAATTTGAAGATGATTGCATTGATTGCTTTGCCTCTTTCTCCTTTGCTGGAACTTTTTGAGCGCTATGTCTTTGGTGACTGGGAGTTTGTCAAATGGTTGATTGTCCTTGTATGTGTTGATACGGTGCTCGGCTTTGTCAAGCACTGGCTATCCAAAGACATCAGTAGTAAAGCTTATGGTATGATCGGGCGTAAGCTTATCATTTACAGTTGTGTATTAGTCCTGTCGCATGTGATGGGTAATTTCTCGATTGCCGGTCAGGTAGTCGATAGTTTTGTCTGGTTCCGGTATTTCGCTTGTACGGCATTAATGGTACGTGAGGCCTTAAGTATTATTGAGAACGTAGAAGAGATTTGCCCAGGCTTCTTCCCTAAAGCGATCATAAACAAGCTGAAAGGGTTCGATAATGTTTCAGGAAAGAAAGAGTAAGATAAAATCTCCCGTCATTGCACTTAACGACGGGAGGTTGCACACAAACAACACAAACAAGCAAACAAATACAAAACCTATCTTCCCAGACGGGAGAAAATATAAAAGGTAAGCGCAAATTTAGCTAAATCTTTTTGTTCACAGTATTAATTTAACATATAGTATGAAGTATTTTACAATCCAAGAACTAAGCCACAGCGATATGGCCGTAGCGCGTGGAATTGATAACTATCCAACGGCCGAAGCTATTCACAATTTAACGAAGCTGGTTGAGAATGTTCTCGACCCGCTTCGGGAGAAGTACGGCAAGCCCATCCGGATAAGTTCCGGTTATCGAAGTGCTATTCTCAACCGGAGCGTTAACGGGGCAACATCCAGCCAACACCGGGTAGGCGAGGCGGCTGATATTACGGTAGGAAGTAAGGAGGAAAACCGGAAACTCTTCGAGATCATCCGGCTGGAATTGCCTTTCGATCAATTGATAGACGAACGTGATTTTAGTTGGGTTCACGTATCATTCCGTGAAGGTAGAAACAGAAAACAAGTGCTGAAGCTATGAAATATCTACCTTATATCGTTAT